TTTTGAGCATATTCAAATGGAACGTCTTGTGAATGTTAATCCTACATTATCTGCTCCACAAACAACAATACAATATGGATATTTTGTTGATGATAATTTGGAAGCATACTTTGGTAAACCATTAATATTTTATCCAATTAAAATTACAAGTGGAACAGAAATATCTTTTAGAGATAGTAAAACAAGTCAATCTTCATTAACTACTTATTACATACCAAGCAATAGTTTAAGTATAAGTTCATCGACAAGTACAAAAAATATAAACTTTTATTTAGAAGTAAATGAATATAGTTTAGATACAACGTTTACAGGAACTTTGTTTGAAGAACATTATTTAGAATACATACAAGACATATTTAATAATAAAAGAAGGTTAACAAAATTAAAAGCATATTTCCCATTAAAGATTATTTACAATTTAAATATGAATGACAAGGTTGTAATTAATAATCAAGGTTATTTAATAAACAACTTAACTACTAATTTAATTACAGGCGAAAGTTCAATGGAATTATTAAATGAATTATGATAAAAAATATATTAGAATTATTAAAGATAGCAGAAGGAGAAACAGAAACAATAAGAATTGCACAAGGCAAATATAAATTAGCTGAAACCTTTAAAGAAGGATTTAAACAAATTAAAAATGAAATAAAATGGCAGAAGTAATACAAGTTCAGTTAGATATAGAAACTAAAAAAGCTGAAAAAGGTGTAGACAACCTAACAGACGAAATAGTTAATCTTAATAAAGAGGTTAAAAAAGGAAATGATGAAACTGCTAAAGGTTTAAAAGGTGTTGAAAAAGCATCTGATAAAACTGCAGGTGGTGTTAAGAAAATTGGTGGTGCTTTAAAAGCATTAGGTATTGGTCTTATAGTAGCAGGTTTTGCAAAGTTTACAGAAGTTCTAAATGAAAATCAAAAGGTAGCAGACTTTTTTTCTATAACATTTGAAACATTATCATTAGCTTTTAATGATTTGTTTAATTTTATATTTGACAATACTGCTGGTATTACAAATTTCTTTAAAGCAGCGTTTGATGACCCCATACAAAATATGATTGATTTTGGTGTGGCAATTAAAAACAACATAATTGAAAGAATACAATCTTCAATAGATACATTAGGGTTTTTAGCAGAAGCAGTAGTGAAAGTATTTAAAGGAGACTTTGCAGGTGCATTAGATTCAGCGAAAAATGCAGGTAAAGAATTAGTAGATGTTGTTACAGGTGTTGACGATTCATTTGACAAAACAGTAGAAGTTGTAGACAAGGTGGTTACTGCTACTTCAAATTATGTAAAAGAAACTGTTAAAGCTGCAACAGAAAATATTAATCTTGCTAAAACAGCAGAATTGGCAGCAGTACAAAATCAAGGTTTAATTGAGAAGTATGACTTACAGGCAGAAACATTAAGACAAGTAAGAGATGAAGAAAGAAACACTATAGCTGAAAGAAAGAAAGCAAACGATGAATTGAATGCAGTATTAGACGAACAAGAAAAAGCAATGTTAGGTAATGCCAATGCTATACTTGCTGCTGCTCAAGCACAATTTGACAAGAACGGAAATGATGAAAACCAAATAGCTTTAATTGAAGCACAAAATGAAGTATTAGCAGTACAAGCACAAGTTGCAGGTTTTAGGTCAGAACAAAAAGCAAATGATTTAGCATTAGATAGGGAACAAAAAGAATTAAATCAATCTATAAGTGATGCAGAAGCAGAAAGAAATCAAGCACAATCTGAATTTACAGCAGAACAAATAGAGAATGATTATTTAAGATTACAAGCTCAATTAGATATTGCACAAAAAGAAAGCGAAATAGAATCTAAAAGACTAACAGAAAAAAGAGACCAATACAAACAAGGAACACAAGCCTATGAAGACGCTAACAACGAACTATTAGCATACCAACAAGAAAACGCAAATACACAAGTTGCAATAGAAAAAGACTTAAATAAATCTAAAAAGGATTTAACTACACAAGCGTTAACTGATATGGCTACTATTGTTGGTAAAAACTCAAAGTTTGGTAAAGCTATAGCAATAGTACAAGCTATTAGAGATACTTATGCAGGTGCAAACAAGGCATTAGCTCAAGGAGGTATATTTGGATTTATAGGTGCAGCAGCAGTAATTGCAGGAGGTATTGCAAACGTAAAAACAATAACATCAACACCAGAACCAACGCCACCATCAGGAGCATCAGTAGGTGGAGGTTCAGCAATTCCACCAACACCATCTGCACCACCTTCATTTAATGTAGTGGGTCAAGGAGAAACAAGTCAGTTAGCAGATGCAATAGGAAGCCAAGCAAGTGAACCTGTTAGAGCATACGTTGTAAGTAACGATGTAACGACTGCACAAGGGCTTGAAAGAAATATTGTAGAAGGAGCAACAATATAAATGCAAAATTTTTAATTAAATACGTTATATAAAATATGAAGATAGTCGAATTGATACTTGACGAAAATCAAGATGCTTCTGGAATCGAAGCAATATCCATAGTTGAAAATCCTGCCATAGAAGAAGATTTTATTGCTTTAAAAAGTAATGAAATTAAACTTGCAGAAATAGATAAAGAAAAAAAGATATTAATGGGAGCTTTGTTAATACCAAACAAGCCTATATATCGAAATAATGGAGAAGATGAATATTATATATACTTCTCTAAAGATACGGTATTGAAAGCGTCCCAAATGTATTTGACAAAAGGCAATCAAAACAATTCAACATTAGAACACCAACATTCATTGAGTGGTTTAAGTTTAGTAGAATCTTGGCTTGTTGAAGATGAAGTACACGACAAGTCCAGAAAGTATGGTATGAATGTACCTGTAGGAACTTGGATGGGAGCTGTAAAAGTCAACAATGATGAAGTCTGGAATGACTATGTAAAAACAGGTAAAGTAAAAGGGTTTTCAATAGAAGGCTACTTTGCAGATAAAATGGAACGTCCTAAAGAATCAATAAAAGAAGATATGTCAGAAAAACAAGCAGACTTACTATTAAGTCAAATAGAAAAAATAGTCAAAGGCGAAAAAGTAGAACTTGCTTTAGTAGATGATTTAGATGCAGTAATAAAAGTTTTTACTAAAAAATTAAATCCAACTTTTAAAGAAGTATCAAAAGAAAAATCAAAATTAAGAAGTTTAGGTTCAGAAGCAGAAAAATTATTAAACAAAGAAGAACAAAACATAGCACAAACTTTAAAAAGAATTGAAAAAAGTGCTAATGATTTAGGTATCAAACCAAATTCTATAAAAGAATATGTTAGGGTAAAGCAATTAGAAAGTATCATTCCTGATATGAGAACAGTTTTTAGAAGTGTACAATAAATTAAAATATAACTATGAGTAAGCATATAAACAAAATATTCAGTATGATTCAAACTGAATTAAAATCAGAAAAAGTTGAATTAGAAAAAGTAGAGTTTGCTCGTAAAGCACCAAAAGTTTTAAATGATTTAAATAAACTTGACGATAAATTGCGTAAAGCTGAATCTAAAATTGACAATCAATTTATGTCTTACAAAAAGGCTTGGCAAAATTTTCAAGGTGTAATAAAAGATGTTGCAAATGAAAGAAAAAGACTTGAAAATGATGTTGCAGACATTAATCAAGCTGCTATGGATTTAGGTGTTGATTTTGATTCTGTAGATGGCTTAAAAGCTGCAAATAATATGTCAAGAAAATTAGATGGTCTTGTTAAGGATTTACCAAGATTATACAATGAGCCTAAATAATTTAAATAATTAAATGTCAAAAAAAACATTTTTCCCAAGTCATTCGAGTCCTAAAAGTTCAAGACGTGCTTGTTTATGTAAAGACAAAAATACTTATTCAAGAAAATGTTGTGATGGTTCTTTATGGGCGCAAGGCATAGGAGTTATATCAAGAACAATATGAAAATGCAAAAAAATTAATTAACCACGTTATATATATAATTATGAAATCAACTGAAATGTTAAACCAAATCAAGACGCTTCTAAACATAGAAGTTAAACTTGAAGAACAAAAACTTGAGAACGGCACTCGTGTAGAAGCAGAATCGTTTGAAAAAGGTAAAGAGATATTCATTCTTACAGATGACGAAAAAGTTGCTATGCCAGTAGGAGAATACCTGCTTGAAGATGGTAGACTTGTAGTTGTTGCAGAAGAAGGAATTATTGATGACGTTAGAGAAGTATCTGACGAAGTTCCACAAAAGGAAGAAGAATCTAAAGATGAAACTGAAGATTTAGAAAAAGAAGAAGAAGAAATGGAAGAAGAAGCTGACGTTGAAGATTGGGCTGGTATGGAAAAAAGAATTAAAAATCTTGAAGATGCCATTGCTGACCTTAAATCTAAAGTAGGAGAAAGCAATATGGAAGAAGAAAAAGAAGTTGAAATGGAAGAAGAAGTTTCAAGACAACCTAAATCCAGAACAATTAAAGAAGAATTTAACGAAGAAGTAAACGAGCAATTAAAGGAAGAATTATCACAACCTGCTGCTGCTCCAATCAAGCATAATCCAGAAGCTGGAAATGCAAAAAAGGAAAATTTTAGAATTGCTCCTAACAGACGCCCTTCTACAATGGACTATATATTAAATCAATTAAATAAATAAAATAAAAAATTATGCCACAACCAACTATTACTACTACTTATGCTGGAGAATTTGCAGGTAAGTACATCGCTGCTGCTCTATTGAGTGGTAACACATTAAGTCAGGGTGCTGTCGAGATTAAGCCAAACATTAAGTTTAAAGAAGTTATGAAAAAAGTAGTTACTTCTGGTTTAATTACAGATGATTCTTGTGACTTCACATCTGCTGGTTCTGTAACACTTACAGAAAGAATTATCCAGCCAATAGAATTTCAAGTAAATCTTGAATTATGTAAAACACCATTTGAATCAGATTGGGGTGCAGTATCTATGGGATATTCTGCTTTTGATAATTTACCTCCTGATTTTTCAAGTTTTTTAATTGCTCACGTTGCAGAACAAGTATCTGCTAATACTGAAAGCAATATCTGGCAAGGAAATCTTGGTGGAGCGCAAGCTGGAGAATTTGACGGATTTACAACTTTAGCTACTGCAGATGCAGATGTAATTGACGTTGCTGCTGTAGGTGGTGGAGTTAATTCTGGTAACGTAGTTGCTGAATTAGGTAAAATTGTTGATGCAATTCCAAGCACATTATATGGTAAAGATGATTTACACATTTACGTTTCACAAAATATTGCTAAAGCATACGTTAGAGCTTTAGGTGGATATGCTGCTATTACAGATGCTAATGGTGGAGGTGTTGCAAACGGTATTGACAATAGAGGAACATTATGGTATGGAGGTAACGAAAACCTTTCTATTGATGGTGTAAAAATCTTTGTTGCTAATGGTTTACCAAACAACTATGCAATGGCTGCACAAAAATCTAACTTATTCTTTGGAACAGGCTTAATGTCTGATTACAACCTTGTTAAGCTAATTGATATGGCTGACATAGACGGAAGTAAAAACGTAAGAGTAATTATGAGATTTACTGCTGGAGTACAATACGGAATTGGGTCTGAAATAGTACTTTATTCTTAATAAATTAAATTAACCAAAAATAAAGGGTAGGTGGGTATATGCTTACTTACCCTTTTTTTATAAAATAAAATATAAACTATGGCTTGTACATTAAACACAGGTAGAAAATTACCTTGTAAAAGTGCCTTTGGTGGCATAAAAACAGTTTGGCTTGGAGATTTTGGTGGTATTACTGGTGTAACTGTAGATTCTACTACAAAACAAGTAACAACTATCGCAGGAACACAACCAGACTGGTATCAATTTGACGTAAAAGGAAATTCATCACTTGAAACAACTGTAACAAGTTCAAGAGAAAACGGAACTACTTTTTATACTCAAACATTAAATTTAACACTTACTTACCTTGATGCTAAAACTCAAGCTGAATTACAAGATATTGCAGTTGCAAGACCGTATGTAGTTGTTGAAGATTATTACGGAAATCAATTCTTATGTGGACTTGAAAACGGAATGGAGTTTGTTTCTGGAACTGTAGTTTCTGGAGCTGCTGCAGGAGATTTATCAGGATTTACTTTAGTAATGGAAGGTCAAGAAGAATTAGCTCCTTACTTTTTAGATTCAGGATTAATTACTGCAGACGCAGAACAAATTGTACCTAACTAATATTTATTGATATTAAAATTAAGAGCATCCTATGGGGTGCTTTTTTTTTGCAATAACATTTTCACAAAATAAGTTATTTATTACGTTATATATAAAATGATTGTATTAAAGACTATTACATCGGCTCAAGACTTTAAGGTAATTCCAAGAGTTTACGGAAGCGAATTTACTTTATCTATAAGAGACGATAGTACAAATGTAAAGCAAACATATCAGGTTTCTAATGCTACAACATCTGGAAATTATTTAACATTTTCACAAGCGTTTAGTCCTGTACTTGTAGAAGGTCATTTTTACGACATAGAATTATATAGTGACCCAAATTTTTGGAATACTAATTATTTTTTATGGGAATTATATAATGAGTTTTGGAATGTAGATACAACAGACATTGTAGATATATTTAAAGATAGGATTTTCTGTACTGACCAAGAAATAGACCAAATGGATAATTTATATTATGACATAAATCAAGGTCAATACATAACAGATAATTCTTATAATAATGATTACATTGTAATATGAAAAAAAGAAAAAGAAATAGTTTAGGTCAATTTGTTAGAGGGTCTAAATCAGAAGTTAGTTTTGTTAATTTAAGCACTTACACAAGTCCTGAAATCATTGAAGTTCCTAATCAAGATTGGATTGCTTATGGAGACGACAACAATTACTTCCAATTTTTAATAGACAGATACAATGGAAGTCCTACAAACAACGCCTGTATTAATGGTATTAGCCAACAAATTTACGGTAAAGGTTTAGGAGCTACAGATTCAAATAGAAAGCCAGAACAATACGCTGAAATGATTACACTTCTAAAAAAAGATGTAGTTAGAAAATTAAGTTATGACCTAAAACTTATGGGTCAATGTGCTATGCAAGTAATATATTCTAAAGACAGAAAAAAGATTGCACAAATAGAACACATACCAGTAGAAACTTTAAGAGCAGAAAAATGTAATGAAGATGGCGATATTCCTGCTTACTATTATTTTAAAGACTGGGCTAAACTAAAACCAAGCGACAAGCCATTAAGAATACCAGCTTATGGAATGTCAAAAGAAAACATTGAAATATATTACATAAAGCCATACAAGTCTGGTTTTTATTACTATGCACCTGTAGATTATCAAGGTGGAATACAATACGCAGAATTAGAAGAAGAAATATCTAATTACCACCTAAACAACATTATGAATGGATTAAGTCCTTCAATGTTAATTAACTTCAATAATGGAACACCTAATCCACAAGAAAGAGAACTTATAGAAGCAAGAATTGCACAAAAGTTTTCAGGTAGTTCTAATGCAGGTAAATTTATTTTAAGTTTTAATGACAATAAAGATGCACAAGCTGAAATAACACCAGTTCAATTATCAGACGCACATAATCAATATCAATTCCTTTCTGACGAATCACAAAGTAAAGTATTAGTAGCTCATAGAGTAGTAAGCCCAATGCTTTTAGGTATTAAAGACAATACAGGATTAGGTAATAATGCAGATGAAATAAAGACTGCTTCTTTGCTTATGGATAATACCGTTATAAGACCATTTCAAGAGCTTTTAATAGATTCTTTTGATAATGTATTAGCTTATAATAATATTGCCTTAAACCTATACTTTATTACGTTACAGCCATTAGAATTTACAGACGTAGACAGAAGCGTACAAAGTGATGAAGATATAGAAGAAGAAACAGGAGTTAAAATGTCTGTTGAATTAAAAGAAGTAGACGGTTACGAAGTTTACGAAACTAAAGAAGAAGCAGAAGAACAAGCAAAAAAAATGGGATGTTCTGGTCATCACGAACACAAAGAAGGAGATAAAGTATGGTATATGCCTTGCGAATCACACGATGAAATAGATTTAAAGAAACCTTGTGAAGCTGGTTACGAACAATACGGAATGAAAGTAAAAGGAGGGCGTTTAGTTCCTAATTGTATTCCTATTAAAATGTCAAGTGAACAAGCAGATGTTATTTTAGAAAACTTAAAAGGCGAAGTAATAAATGACGAATGGGAACTTGTAGATGAATTACAAGAAGGTTCTGAAATTAGTGATGAAGATTGGGCAAACATTTGTATTGATGAAAAAAAGAGTTTATTTCAACAACTAAAAGACGAAATAAGTGCTAAACCAGATGGCTTTAGTTATTTAGATTCTAAAAATTATAAAATTAGATATAAGTATGCAGTAGGTTCTACTAAACCAAGTAATTCTACAAGAGATTTTTGCGAAAATATGATGCGTTTATCTAAATCAGGAATTGTATATAGATTAGAAGATATTGATAAAGCGTCAAGAGATGGTGTTAATAGAGAATTAGGACACAACAAAAAACCTTATGATTTATTTAAATTTAAAGGTGGAATATATTGTAGACATAAATGGATGCGTCAATTATACCGTTTAAAGAAAAACACAAAACCATCGAAAGATTTAAGCGATTATAAGAAAACAAGAACAATACCTAAAACGTATATTAAAAATCCAAGAGGCACTAAACAATCAGAAATAGCACCAATTAATATGCCAAATAGAGGAGCATACCCAAATTAGAAAACTATGGCAACAGCATTATTTATAAATAGAACTGACCTTGTAAGAAATTCCATATTAGATGGAAATGTAGATACTGATAAATTTATACAGTTTATTAAAGTAGCTCAAGAAATAGATATACAAAACTATACAGGTACAGATTTATATAATAAAATATCAACATTAATAGCTAATGGCGAAATTGATGACGTTGCTAATGCTAAATACAAGACATTATTAAACACCTATTTACAACCAATGTTAATTTGGGCAGCACAAGTATATTATATTCCTTTTGCAGCTTATTCTATTAAGAATGGTGGAGTGTTTAAGCATAGGTCAGAAACAAGCGAAACGGTCAGTAAAAATGAAGTAGATTATTTAGTAGATAAAGCAAGAGAATTTATGGAATATTATTCAAGACGCTTTATTGATTTTATGTCATTTAACCAGTCAGATTATCCTGAATATACAAGTAATACAAACGATGACATTTACCCTGATTATGACGCTTTATTTAATGGCTGGGTATTATGAGATATAAACCAAAACAAAAGAATATAGAAAAACTAAAGACGTTTTTAAAAAAACAAGAAAATAAAAATAAAAAATATGGCAAGTCTATTTAACACAAGAATATCAGATACTTATTCAGGTTTAATAAAAACTATTGATAACGCTGCTTTAACTGCAAGTCTAAAAGAATTAACAGACGGTTCAGGTTTATCTTCTGGATTGTATATGAATAATGCAGGAGATTTTAAGGTTACTGCTATATTAGAATTTGGTTCTTTAAAAGATACAGGAGAAAATATAATCATAAGTAAATTTGTAGATGCTGCAGATGGTATAGGAAATAACGACAACGATACTACAATTCCTACTACTGCTGCAATTATAGATTATGTAGCTGCTCAAATTACTATAGAAGATTTAGATTTTACAGGCGATACAGGTTCTGGTCAAATAGATTTAGATTCACAAATATTTGCAATAGGTGGAACTACTAACGAAATCACAACAGTAGCTTCTGGTCAATCATTAACATTATCTTTAGATTCTACAGGGGTTAATTTACCTGACAATTCAACTGCTATTACACAAACTGCAGGAGATAATTCAACAAAAATAGCTACAACATCTTATGTAGATACTTTAGATGCTGCAAGTGATTTAGATTTTAGTGGAGATAGTGGAACTGGCGATGTTAATTTAAACACACAAATATTCGCAGTAACTGGAACAGCTAATCAAATAGAATCAACTGCTTCTAATCAAGGATTAAGTTTACAATTTCCAAGTGCAGGTATTACATTACCAAATGGTTCTGTAGCTACAACTCAAAGTGCAGGAGATAATAGTACAAAGGTAGCAACAACTTCTTACGTTGATACACTTGATGCTGCTTCTGATTTAGATATAACAGATGGAACAAATACAGGAGATGTAAACCTAAACACTCAATCATTAAGTATTTTAGGAACAACAAACGAAATAGATAGCGTTGTAAGTGGTCAAAGCGTTACTTTAGGACTGCCTAATCAAATTAATGTAAACGTACAAGGTAATTTAACAGGAAACGTAACAGGAGATGTTACAGGCGATTTAACAGGTAATTCAGCAGGTACTCATACAGGAGCAGTTATAGGAAATGTAACAGGAAATGTTACTGGAGATGTGACAGGAGACCTAACAGGTAATGCAGATACGGCTACAGCTTGGGAAACTGCAAGAGATTTATCTTTAACAGGTCAAGCAACTGGAACAATATCAAGTGTTGATGGAACAAACAATGTAAGTGGTGCAGTAACATTAGATAATAATTCAGTAACAGGCAAAGTATTAACAGGATTAACTTCGCCTTCTGCAAGTTCTGTTTTAGCAACAGATACAATAGTAGAAGGTTTTGGAAAACTACAATCACAAGTAAACGGATTAGCAGGAGGATTAAGATTTATGGGTTCTTGGGATGCAGATACTAATTCGCCAGTATTAAGTTCTGGTGGTGGAGAAGCTGCAAACGGAACAACAACATCAACAACTGCAAACAAGTTAGTTGATAGTTCTGCTTCTTTCACAAGTACAGTAACTGTAGGAGACCAAGTAGTTAATCAAGTAGATGGTCAAACTGCATTAGTATCAAACGTAGATAGCGATACAACACTTTCTTTAGATGCTGACATAATGCTAACAGGCGAAGCCTATACAATAGATAATAGCCCTTTTATAACACAAGGACATTATTACGTTGTAAGTGTAGGAGGTACTACAACATTAAATGGTGTTTCTAACTGGACTATAGGAGATTGGGTAATTGCAGGAGCAAACAATCAATGGACTAAATTAGACCATAGCCAAGTAGATGGTACAGGAACTACAGGTAACTTAACTAAATGGTCATCAACAAGTGTAATAGCAGATTCAATAGTTTCTGAATCAGGAAGTGCAATAACAGTAGATGGCTCATTAAGTACAAATACTAATTTAAGTTCAACAGGAAACTTCGCAGTAAATACAGATAAATTTACAGTAGCTGCTTCAAGTGGAAATACAGCCTTTACAGGAGATTTAGCAATCAATACTAATAAATTTACAGTAAATGCTACAAGTGGAAATACAGTAGTTGCAGGAACTTTATCAATAGCTTCAGGTTCAATTTCTGTATTAGGTGGAAATAATATGACTTTAGCAGGTGCTGCAAGTCACGGAGGAATAAGTTTTGCAACAAATTCTATTTTACCCGCTACTGCTGCAGCAACAAATGATAATGTTTTTGATATTGGAGCTTCTACTGAAAGATTTAAGAATTTATATTTAGGTGGTTCAATTACATCTGGAGGTGGAGCAACTTTTGCAGGAAGTATAACAGGTACTACTTCAAGTTTTGTTAGTACAGTAGCAGGAACAACAGTAATTAGTTCAGAAGGTAATTATGCAAGTAGTGGTTCAGTAAAATTATTTGAAGCAAAAAGGTCAGGTGGTGCAGTAGCAGGAAATTGGAGTTATGATGATGCTACAACTTCAATGTCTTTAGGAACATCAACAAGTCATTCATTTTCATTAAAAACAGGAAATACAAGGGCTTTAACAATAGACAGTTCTGGAAACTCAACTTTTGCAGGAAGTGTAAATGCAAAATTATCTAACATAGCAGGGTTACAAAATATGTTTAATATTGAGAACGCTACTAATACAAGTGTACTTGCAAGTTTTGGACTAAATTTATCTAATGACCAACTAATTTTAGGTAGTGATTATGGTGCTTCATTTTTATTAAAAACAAATGGAACTACTGCCCTTACAATAGACACATCTCAAAACTCAACTTTTGCAGGAAGTATTCAAAGTAAAGCAACTCAAAGTGCATCTACTTGGATTGAAGGAAATGGTGGTGGTCTTAATTATGGGATGGATTTATTTCTTACTAATGATTTAGGTTCAACTCAAGGTGCTACAAGATTAAGGTCAGCTTATGGAGGTATTGGAACAGCAGGTACTCCAAATTTTTCTATATCAAGGTCAACTACAACCCAAGCATATAATTCTAACCCTAATACTTTAACTTATTCTGAATCTTTAGTTATAGATGGTAGTAATGGAAACGCAACTTTTGCAGGAGATGTAGGAATAGGAGGAACAGGTTTATATACAACTTCACATTCTTTAAATATTGATGGAACAGGATTAGCAATTAAAAATAATGTAAATGGTAGTAGTAATAATTGGAGTCATATAACAAATACAGATATTTTAAGCTCATCAAATTTAGTATTTACTACAGGTGCAGGAATTGCTTTAACTTTAAATCACGATAAATCAGCAACTTTTGGAGGAAATGTCAATGTACAAGATAATTTATACTTGCAAGATGGTTCTACAACAAGAGCTAAAATACAATTAAACGCAAGTGACACAGATGACTTAGATATTAAAGCAGTTTCATTAGGTAGTAATATGAAATTCTTTACTGTTGACACAGAAAGAATGCGTATTACAAGTACTGGAGTTATAAGTATTGGTCCATCTACTACATCAAGTGAAATATATTTTAATTATAACAATACAAATAATAAAGGAGGTTTAAAGATTGATTATAGCACAGGGGAATTAAGATTAAGTGCAGGAGAATCTGGCAATGGTTATCATCAAGCATTTTATACTAATGGTTCAGAAAGAATGCGTATAGACAGTTCTGGAAACGTTTTAACACCTGCAGTCAACACAAATACTACTGTTACAATAGGTGTTGCTAATGCTACTTCTAATTCTTTTGCATCAACAAAAAGAGGGAACTTAATTGTACAAGCCTCATCTGCTATAAGTGGTGGCAATAGTATGGGTGGAGGAGATTTAAATTTAAATGCAGGTAACTCATATTCTTCTGGTGGAGGTATTGCAGGAGATGTAAATATACGAGCAGGATATAATACTTTAGGTGCAACAACGGCATCAGTTAAAGTATATACAGGAAATACAGAAAGAATGCGTATTGCAAGTTCGGGAGATGTAGGAATCGGAACTGATTCGCCAGTTAATAAATTAGGAATAGAAGTTCCATCAAATTCAAACACAAAAGCAATTAATATATACAGTAAAAATACAAGTCCTAATTCTTATACAAGTATTGGTTCGCAGTATTCAATTTCTAATGCTTATGTTGAATCAGAAATAAGGTTTGGAAATGAAACACAAAACGGAGGAGGTTCTTATTTAGGTTTTGTTGCAGGTGGGTCAAATACGGGTAATACAGAAAAAATGCGTATTTCAAGTCAAGGGGATATTGGATTTAACACAACTTTTGCTGACCCAGATGCTGACTGTTTATTTATAGAAGCACAAGACAATTATGCTTTATATAGTGGTTCTGATGGAACTGGTGGTTCAAATCATATAGTTTTTGGAAATGCCAATTCTTGGATAGGTAGTATTACTACAAATGGCTCTACAACTACTTATAACACAACTTCTGATTATAGATTAAAAGAAGATTTACAAGATTTTGCAGGTTTAGATATGGTTTCTAAAATACCTGTTTATGACTTTAAATGGAAAACAGATGAAAGCAGAAGTTATGGAGTTATGGCTCACGAACTTCAAGAAGTTTTACCAGATGCAGTTTCAGGAGAAAAAGATGCAGAAGAAATGCAGTCAGTTGATTATTCTAAAATAGTTCCTTTATTAGTTAAGTCAATACAAGAACTAAAAGCAGAAGTAGACAAATTGAAACAAGAATGTAAATGTAAAAATTAGTATATTTATATCTTAATCATAAAATTAATAAAATGTCAAAAATTACAAAAGAAGAATTAAAAGATTTACAAGAATCAACAAGTAGAATCAATGCTATTAGACACGACATCGGTTTATTAAGTACACAAGTACATAGCTTAAACCATTTGCACGTTGAAGAAATTTCTAAACAAGAAGAACTTAAAAAAGGTTTAGAAGAAAATTACGGTAAAATAAACATAGATTTAAAAGACGGTTCTTACGAGATTATAGAAGAAGAAACTAAATAATAATAATGAGCATACAGGATATGAAATTATATGCAATGAATTTTTCAGCGTTCACGTTGAGTTTTACTAATATTGATATGGTATTAAAAATCATATTGCTTGTAGTTACTATCCTGTACACAACTCATAAATGGTATTTAATGTATGAAAAAAATAAGCGAAAACATAAGCTATAAGGAAGCAGTACGTTCCGAAACAGCAAAGCGTTTAGGCATATCTAATAAGCCTAAAAAAGAACATATTGAGAATATGGAGTTAATAGCTGAAAAAATATTCCAACCTTTAAGAGAATGGGTAGAACACCCTATTAGAATAAACAGCTTTTATAGGTCAGAAGAATTAAACTCAAGAATTGGTGGTGCAATTTCATCTGCTCATAAAGAAGGTTTAGCGATAGATTTAGATTCTTTAGGGGGTAAAACAAATCTTGAAATGTTTCATTACATAAAAGACAATTTAGATTATGATATTTTAATTAACGAATATCCAAATGAAGAAGGCGAACCAAAGTGGATTCACGTTAGTTGGAATAAAAAGAAAAACAGAAAACAAGTTTTAGAAATAAAACGCAAAGGCAGGTACTATACATATACAGGGTGTAAAGGCTGCAAATGAAAAAAATAGAGTTTGCTATTATAGAAAGGTTTGCTTTAGGTATTTTAATAGGTTTTAGTTATTTACCAGAAGATGAAAGTAGTGATTTTAGTGAACTAAACATTTATGTAATATTTATTGTATTACATTTTAAATTTTATAATAATGCCGATACCTAAAAAGAAACAAGGAGAAAAACAAAAAGACTATATGATTAGGTGCGTACCTCAATTAATGAAGTACCATCCTGAAAAACAAGCTGTAGCTATTTGTTATAAATCTTTTAAAGGTTCTGTAGAATTAGAATCATATAATGACTACCCACAAGGTGCAAAAAACAATGCAAAAAGAGCAATAGCATTTAAAGAAAAAAATGGTTCTAAATGTGGAACACAAGTTGGCTGGACTCGTGCAAGACAATTAGCAGATGGTAAAAACATAACAAGAGACACAATATCTCGTATGGCTTCGTTTAAGAGACATCAACAACACAAAGACGTTCCATATACAGAAGGGTGTGGAGGTTTAATGTGGGATGCTTGGGGAGGTTCTGCAGGAGTTAATTGGGCAATAAGTAAACTAAAACAAATAGACAAAAAATAAATGGCAACAAAGATTAGTGAAGATACAAACGTACAATTAGATTTAAAAACTATTGGTATTATAATAGCAGGAACAATATCACTTGCGAGTATGTGGTTTACTTTACAAGGAGAAATAACTACATTAAATAATAAGATTGATGGATTTAGTGGAGATGAATTTGTACAAAGGATGGAGTTTCAATTAAAAGATGAATTAATTAGAAATAACGTTATACAAATTGATAAACTTACTGAAAATATGAAAGAGGATATTGAAGAAAATAAAGAATCAATTAAAGATTTAGAAAATAAAGTTTACAGAAGATGAAACATTTAATATATGTATTGTTTGTTTTGTTATTATGTTCAATAGGTAATGCACAAGATTTGATATTACTGCACATAAACGCAAAATGGAATCAATCAAATAATTATAATTTAAAAGGAATAAAGAATTGTAAAGTAAAAATGACTTTATTAGAAGATTTAGTTCCTTCTATGAAAGCACAAATTAAATCAGTACCTACTATTATTTTACTTGACAAAAACGGTAAACCTCGTGGTCAATGGAAGGCAGGTTTAAGTTTTAAAGTAGAAGCAACAAAAGAAGAAATACAAGATAGAGTTAATATAATACATTTAGAAAAATGAGAATATTACTATTGTTATTATTTATAGTTAGTTGTGGCACATACAACACAAAACCTAAAATACAAATAACTCACGTTTTAGCAGTTACAGAACAAGGAGATACATTAAGGCTTCCTATTAATATGATTAGACCAAATATCTATTACAATGTAATATCATACCCTAATTACCCACGATACTATGATAATTGGTATAACAATAATTGGAATAGAGGTTATAGAAATAACCAACCTATTTATGTAGAAAAAAACAATAACAAAACTATAAATAAACCTAAAGCAGAAACAAAAGACATTTCAAGATTAGAGGTTAATAATAGTAAAATAAAAATGAAAAATTAAATTATGGAAACTATAAAACACTTATTAGGTTTTTGTGGGGAACATTGGCATCCTAACTTATTTACAATTTCAATTACATTAATCATATTAAAATTAGTTTATGAAAAATATTTTAGCAAAACTTTTTGGAGCAGCAGGTTCTAATATAGCAGAAAAAATTTCTGGTATAATAGACACACATACTTTTAGTAAAGTTGAAAAAGCTCAATTTGAAAAAGAGATGGAGCAGATATTTATAAAAGCTGAACTTGATTTAGAAAAAGAAATAACATCAAGACACGCAGCAGATATGTCAAGCGATAGTTGGTTAAGTAAAAACATAAGACCTATGCTAACTATATTTTCTTTGTTTCTATACACTCTATTTGCTTTAATAGACGGAAACATAGGCGAATTTAATATAGCGAATCAATACGTTGATTTACTTGGTCAAATAGTTATAATGAGTTTAGGATTTTATTTTACATCAAGAGGTATAGAGAAAACTGCTAAAATAATTAAAAAGTAAAATTAAATAATATTTTATATATTTGTCTGGCTTATAGCAAAACTTGCACAACCTAATAAAGATGGATGGTGCTTGGAACAGGTAATTAAAATTATTTCTTTTTTGTAGGCTTTTTTCTTTCTTTTTCTTTTTGTCCTTTTTTTTTTTTTTTCTTTTTTTTTTTTTTGTATTGTTTTTTTTGTTAAATAAAAATGTTATATTTATAAATCAACCAAAATGGTTATTATTACTTGTGTTTAAAATGTAATAACGTCATACCAACTAATGAAGAAATTAAGCAGAAGTAAACTTATAAAAAAACTTGACAAAGTATTTAGTTTATATATAAGACAAAGATATGCTAAAAATGAAATAGCTCAATGTTTTACTTGTGGCAAAAAAAATCATTGGAAAAAATTACAATGTGGACACTTCCAAAGTCGTAAACACTATTCAACAAGATGGGATGAAATAAACTGTCAAGTACAATGCGCAGGTTGCAATGTATTTAAGTATGGGGAACAATTTATTTTTGGTAAAAATCTTGATTTAGAATATGGAGCTGGATGTTCAGAAGCACTTTATTATAAGGCAAAACAAATAACTAAATTCTCTACACCTGAAATAGAGGAGTTAATAAATAAATATAACTTGTTAATAAACGACTTAAACTAATTTATATATTTATAGTGTTCTGTACATTTGTCTTTGTCAAGAAAGGGGGTTAATTTTATTAGCTCCTTTTTTTTATTAAATATTTTGTGTATATTTATAATTCATTTAAAAATAAATATATGACAAAAGAAAGAACAATTTCCTATCACGAACATTACGTTCAAGTTGGTTTTTATCAAAACTTTATCAAAGGTAAAGAAGAAGAAATACAAAAACTTAAAAAACAATTACAATTTACTTTAGAAGCAAAAGATGTTTTAGAAGCTAAATTGGAAGTACAATCGCAAAATCTACTGACATTATGAACAAAGAAAAATTAAAAGAACTTTACGAGAAGTACGAATTAAATCCTAATCACTTTTTTAAACATCAACACTACACAATAATTACTCGTGCAGGAATTGATGCTATACAAGCTAAAGCACAAATTAATATTACTTATGATGTAGTAAAGTGCGAACCTAACTTTGCAGTATTTAAAGCTATTGCAACTAAAGGCGATTCTAAAATAGAAACATTTGGAAGTGCATTAAAAGGTGCAGGTTATAAAGATGGTTCTACTAATTCTTGGTATGTAGCTGAAATGGCAGAAAAACGTGCAATGAGTAGAGGTGTATTAAAACTATCAGGGTTTTATGAACTTGGTGTAATGTCAGAAGATGAATCTGAATCATTTAAAAAGAAAACTACAAAAGAAGAATTAATAACTAAAATTAAGAAAGATGTATAAAGAACATAACGCATTTGAAAATCAAATATTTGACCATTATAGGCAAAAAGCAAAAGAGTTAAATAAAGCAATTAATCTTTTAACTGAACACAATTATACAGTTATTGACCTACAAGGTAAATGGATTACAAAAGAAAATAATATTAATATAAAAAATCAATAAATTATGAGTGCAATTATCAATGCAAGTATTAGGGTAGATAAATTACCTAAAGAAAAATTTATCAAAGGTAAAGACGGAGCTGTTTACTATAACTTAACAATTTCAGTAAATGACGAAACAAGATACGGTAACAATGTAGCTGTAATGGATTCACAAACAAAAGAAGAACGTGAAGCTAAAGCACAAAGAAACTATCTTGGAAATGGTAAAGTAGTTTGGACTAACGACATTATAAAGTTAGCAGAAAGAGAAGAAGTAAATGCTTCTGCTCCTGTATCAAATGACTTACCATTTTAAGAACTAAAAAACATTTTTTTTTAAGAGGGGTCTAACACACCCCTTTTTTTTATATATTTATGCAAATGCAATTACGACTGGACGAACAACAAACAGAACAATATCTTATAATGCAATCTATTGAAGAAGATTGTAATATAGATATAAATGAAAAATTAGATTACCCTCCTGTAGCTTTATCGCTTGGAGAAACATTAATAAAAGGAAAAATAAAAGATATGCTTTTGCCAATACCTATTGGAACTTATGGAAACTTTAGCTTTGTACAAGCACCTCCAAAGACTAAAAAGACATTCTTTATATCATTAATAGCTTCCGTTTATTTATCAGACCAAAATCATTTCGGAGGAGATTTAAAAGGTCATAGAGAAGGCAAAGAATTAATTCACATAGATACAGAACAAGGTAAATGGCATTGTCAAAGAGTTTTTAAAAGAGTAGCAGAAATGTCTGGAACATCTAATGGTTACTTGACTTATGGTTTAAGAACTATAAATTATAAAGACAGAATTGATTTTATAGATTATTGTTTAGAACATAAAGCAGAAAATGCTGGTCTACTTATTGTAGATGGTATTGCAGACTTATGTGCAGACGTTAACAATATTGAAGAATCTAATGCTTGTGTTCAAAGACTTATGGAATGGTCAGCTAAACATAAAGTACATATTATGTGTGTGATACATTCTAACTTTGGTTCTGATAAACCTACAGGACATCTTGGAAGTTTTTTAGAAAAAAAAGCAGAAACACAAATACAATTAGAAGCAAATACAGTTAATAAAGAATGGATAACCGTTAAGTGCAAAAGAAGTAGAGGTTATGCGTTTGAGACATTTAGTTTTAAGGTAAATGATATAGGACTACCTGAAATCGTAGGGGATTTATACGACCCATTACAAAACTAAATTATGAAGAATTACTTATCGGAAATCTATAAGAAACATCAAGTATGGATTGACATTGTTTGCTCCTTTGGCTGCAATAAAGAAACTGCAGAAGATATAACACAAGAAATGTACATCAAGATTCAAAAAAGAATCAACAAAGGTTTAGACATAGATTTTGGAGATGACTATAATTATTACTATATTTTTAAAACATTGAAATCTTTATTCTTGGATTTAAAACGTAAAGAAGCAAAAGTGACTACATTATCTATAGACAATATGAGGGATTTTTTAGCAGACTTTGATTGTGCTAACTATGAAGATGTATATGCTACAATACAAAACGAACTAAACAATATGTATTGGTATGATAAAAAGATATTTGAAATAATAGAAGGTGGAGAAAGTATTGCACAACTATCACGAAAGTCTGGCATACCTTACTATTCACTTTACAACACTTATAAAAAAGTAAAAGAGAAACTAAAAAAATTATTATGACAATAGACATACCAAAAGAACTAAAATTAAAATGTTGGAATTATTTGCAAAATAATAATATGGGTAACAGACATTCTGCTAATGGAAATAAAGAAAACCAATTAGTAGGGTTATTAGGAGAAGTTTTGACTAAAGAAGTATTTAATGTAAAACATAAGTTTACTAATGGATTTGATGGAGGATTTGATTTTTTGTATAAGAATAAAAAAGTTGATGTAAAAACTATGGGTAGAAATGTATTTATGAAGGATGAATATGTACACCATTTGATAGCCTTTCAAGATAAATTTGATTGCGAAATATATATATTTAATTCATTGAACAAAAAAAACAATGTTTTAGAAATATGTGGCTGGGTTACAAAAGATGAATTATTACAAAAATCAGAATTTTTAAAAAAAGGTACTTTAAGAAAAAGAAATAATGGAACAAATTTCAAATTAAAAACAAATGGTTATTTCATTAAAAACAATCAATTAAATAATATAAACGAATTAATATGAGATTAGGAGACTTGATATTTTACTTCACAAAATATACAGGCATTAAATGGCTTGTAGATTGGTATTCAAAAAAGACTGGAACAGATTGTGGATGTGATAAAAGGAGAAAAAAATTCAATGAGATAAAAATTAAAAGATGGTAAAATTTAATAAATATGATTTCAAAAGATGGGAAGAATTTAGGCTTTCAAAAAAATCAACAATTAGTCGTGAAGAATTTGAAATGGTTTGTCAGTTCCACTCGACCTACTATAAGCATCCGATGCACCACCCTTGTACCTGCAATCCAAAACTAATTAATAAATGGATTCAAGAATTAAACGTAGTGTGGGATAATGGGAATTAAAACTATTAAAAAACTTGAAGAAGCTGTAGTTAAATTTTTGAACTTTGATGGCTGGAATTTAGAATGGACTGGAGATGGTTTTAAACACTATGACGCTTGTGGTTTTACACGCAAAGGAAATCCTTGTGTAATAGAAATGAAGTTTAGAAATAAATATTATGAAGATAAAATGTTAGAGAAGTCTAAATATGATGCTCTAATGAAAATGGATAAAGAAGTAGTTAAACTTTATTTTGTAAATGACCCTAAAGGTAATTACCTGTATTGGTTAAACACTTTAAAACTTCCAGAACCAGTAGATATGTATTGCCCTGATACTACACTATGGACTAAAAAAAGATTACTTAAACCTGTTTATTTACTCAAGGAAAACGAAGCCACAAGAATAAATCTAAATTAAGTTATTAAATATTTTGTTTATAACTTTAGTTGTTATATATTAGCTATATAATTACAACGAAGTAATTATTAAAAACAAAACAAAAAATGACAAATTTAGAAGAAAAAGTATTAGAGATTATATCTTGGGGAGATGATTACGAAGAAACACCTGCAGAATGTTTTGATAATATAATCGATAGTTTTAATGGAAGCAAAGACCAATTAAAAGGTGTTTTAGGTTCGCTATTAAAAAAACAATTAATATTTGAAGGCGAATATCCAAACGGATTAACAAGCTATCATTTAAACAATCAATAATAACAATGGGAGGGTAAAACCTCCCTTTTTTTTTAATTAGATTATTAAACATTTTGTTTATAAACCAATTTTGATTACTTTTATAGAATGATATTACTCATAGACGCAGACAGCTTAATCTTCGCAAGTTGCTACAGAACAAAAGACGAAGAAAACCAAGACCCTTACTATAGAGACATAGAAGATTCTATTGCTAAATTCGATGAACAATATATGAAAATTGTAAACGATTTAGAAGAAGATTACGAAATAGAAAAAGTAATTACATTTAACGGAAGCAAAGGAAACTTTAGAAAAATACTAACACCAGTATATAAAGCAAACAGAAAGAAGCAAGAATTACCTCCACTTCTTCACGATATGCACCAATACGTTAAAGATACTTTTGAAAGCAAATTTGTATATGGATTAGAAACAGACGATTTAGTAGCTAAATACTGGCAAACACTATCAAATGAATTTGGAAGGGATAATGTAATGATTGTAAGTATAGACAAGGACTACAAACAATTCCCTTGCTTAATGTATAACTATCATTATAAAACAAGAAAGGTATTAGACATAAGCGAACAAGAAGCATTGTATAACTTCTATGAACAGATGATAGTAGGAGATACAGCAGACAATGTAAACTACTTTAAAGGTAAAGGTAAAAAGTTTGCTGAAAGATATTATGCAGATTGTAAAACCAAATATCAATACACAAAAAAACTATACGAACTATTTAAAGAACAATACAAAGGTAAGGCAAGACAGAAATACGCAGAATGTTATAACCTTTTAAAATTAAGAAATGAATAAAAAAATAATAGAATTGGATAATGATTGGAATGTGCAAAATGAAATAGCTCAAAAAGTAATACAGTTATCAGGAATAAACATATTTGAAAAAACAAGAAAAAGAGAAGTAGTAGAAATGCGAGGATTATTCTTCTACATATTAAGAGAAAAAGTAAATATGGGATGGACTGAAATATCAAGATACTTTGAGGATTCAGGAACACCTATTAATCACGCAACAGTAATGCACTCATTGAAAAACTATGAGATATACAAATCAACAAATAAAAAGATTCAAGAAATAGAAGGAATGATTGTACTTAAAACAAGTATGAATCTAAAAGGAATAAATAGAGAAAACTATTTAGAAGTAAAATGTAAAGAACTTGAAGAAGAAATACATAGATTAAAAAACGAAACACCATTATATAAGTTAGTAAATCAAATACCTAAACATTTAGAAGGAGAAGCATTAACAAGAATAGAACTACTTATAAAAGGATGGGAATGGCAATATAGAGATAGCACAACAGCTTATGCAGGAGAATAAACTAAAAGATAAAGCACTACTAAAAGTGCAATCAAAAATATGGGAACAAAAAAGATTCATAAGAGAAATAGAATCTGATGTAGAAAAAGACAATAATATAGATTTTGAAACTATAGAACTACACTTAAACGAAGCCCTATCAACATTAGAGTTATACGAATACATAAAAAAAGCAATACAGAATTATGAACCAACAGGAATTTAAAGAAACTAAAAAATATCTACTTGATAAATGTCAAGAGATAATGGAAGCTAAACAACCAGAATACACACAAAAGAATATAGACATTCTAAACAACTTTAAATCTACAGCAGAAAGCATAGGCATTGAACCTATGGAAGTTTGGGCTGTATTTTTTAATAAACACATACAAGCAATCTTAACACACGCAGGAGACCCTTATATGCCACAAGCAGAACCAATAGAAAGTAGATATGCAGATGCTATTAACTATTTATTATTAGGCTTTAGTATTCTACAAGACAGACCAAAAAAAGATATAATATCTGGTACTGAATAAATTAAGCTAAAAATTACGTTATATATATAGATTGAATAAACAATAATATTTCAATATGGATTCTAAAAATGGAAACAGTCAACTTAATGAAGAAAGAAACAACTTTAATAATAAGGTTTCAAGATTAAATATATTAGGAGATTGTAGGAGTATTAAATGGAATAAGCAAAGACGCTTTAGAACAATTTAAAAAACATATTATGGATAATAGAAAAAACAATGGTGGAGCAAGAGAAGGTGCAGGTAGACCAAAGAAAGCAGACGAACTAAAACTAATTGAAAAATTAGATGCCTTAATAGACAATGACGAAGTAATAAAAACTTTAGGCAAACAAATACTAAAAGGAGATTCAAGAGCTATGAACTTATACTTTGGTTATAGATATGGCAAACCTAAAGAATCAGTAGACATATCATCAAGTGATGGCTTTAATATAAACTTTAAAGACTTAATTAAGTTTAAGTGATTAAGATAAATAAAAAGTATTCGCCTATTGCAGAATCAGATGGGAGATACTTTATAGTAACTGGAGGGCGTGGTTCTGGTAAATCATTTTCTATAAACCTCTTATTAGTTCTTTTAACTTATGAAGCTGGACATACTATTCTGTTTACTCGTTACACTTTATCTTCTACTTATATTTCTATTATTCCTGAATTTATTGAGAAGCTCGAACTACTTAAAAAGTTTGATGACTTTCATATCACAAAAGATGAAATAAGAAATAAGCGTTCTGGGAGCAAGATAATATTCAAGGGTATCAAAACATCAAGTGGAGACCAGACGGCTAATCTAAAGTCATTACAAGGCGTTACAACCTTTGTATTAGATGAAGCAGAAGAACTTACTAATGAAGATACATTTGACAAGATTGATTTATCAGTAAGACAACAAGGCAAACAAAATAGAGTTATACTAATACTAAATCCTACAACTAAAGAACATTGGATATATAAAAGATTCTTTGAAGATAAAGGAGTGCAAGAAAGTGTAAACACTTCAAAAGATAACGTTACCTATATACATACAACCTATTTAGACAATCTTGAAAACCTTTCAGAAAGTTACATAAACCAAATAGACAACATAAAGAAACGTAGACCACAAAAGTATAAACATCAAATGCTTGGTGGCTGGTTAAATAAAGCAGAAGGCGTAATATTTACCAACTGGTCAATAGGAGAATTTAAAAAAGTAGGTATAAGCGTTTTTGGTCAAGACTTTGGAATGAATGACCCAAACACATTAATAGAAACTAATATAGATACTGCTAATAAGATTATTTATTTAAAAGAATGTTTTTACTTGCCTAAACTAACAACAAGCGAAATAGCACGTTTAAATATGAAACACGCAGTAGACAATCTAATAGTAGGCGATTCTGCAGAAAAAAGATTAATCTATGAATTAAAACAGAAATGTAATATAGTAGCTTCAATTAAAGGAGCTGGTTCTATTACTTATGGAATATCATTATTACAGGACTATGATTTAATAGTAGACGAACAAAGTATTAATTTAATAAAAGAACTTAACAACTACAGTTGGCTTGAGAAGAAATCTAAAACACCAATAGACAAATGGAATCATTGTTTAGATGCAATTAGATATGCAGTAAGTTACCAGCTACAAAATCCTAACAGGGGCAAATACTATATACAATAATGGAATGTAAAAAATGCAAACAGACAATGACTATATATTCAGGTAAAGACAATAAAGACTACTACTACTGTAGTAAGTGCGATATATTAGAGTTTGAATAAACTTTATTAACTTTTTTGTTTATTATATTAAAAAGAATTGTATATTAGCTACATAATTGCAATAAAGCAGTTATATAAACAAAACAAAACAAATGGATAATACGATTACATTAAGTTTAAGAGAATCAGAAATTGATAATCTTCACAAAGAAACTAAAATTAGTAAAAGGCTTTTAACTATTAATAATTTAATTAATAATATTATTGATGATAAAAGAAATCTTAATGAAGCAAAACAAGAGATTAAACATAATCTTAAAGCAATAGAAGGTTTAGGCTGGGATTTATCTTGGGAAAAATCTAATAAAATAATTAGAGAAAAAACTTCTGCTCAATTAGAAATTGAAAACGATATTTCTTCAATAAGAGACGATAATCAATGGCAAAGAGATTTTATAAAAATATTAAAAGATTCGATTGCCAAAAGAGAAAATCAATTAAAAAAATTACTATAATAATATGGCAATAAATAAATTAACATTTGAGGACAACTCAAAACTTATAGACGTAGAATCAACATTAAAAATGTTATTGACTACAGAAAACTTAAAACCCTATCAGAAAGAGTGGGTTGTAAAATCTTATAAAAACATCTGTAATTTCAGATACCAACATTCATAATATGAAAAAAAGACAATATAGAAGTAATCAAGGTAGAAGTCCAAAAAAAGAAAATGACTCAATGAAAATCATAGGCATATTACTTTTAATAGCTTGGACTGCAGGTATAATTTCTTTAACACTAAAATTAGTATGAAACATTATTACGAAGTAAACGGACAGCGTAGATATTACATTGCAAAGAAAATATCTCCAAAAGAAAACAAAGAATCATTTTTAAAAATTGTAGGTTATGCAGCTTTAGGATGGGCAATCTTTTATGTAGCTATGTTTTTTTTCTTACATTTGTTAGAAACAATAGTATGAGAAACAAGATACAGAACTTACAAGATTTAGAATATACCAGTAACGCTATAATACTTGGCGAACTAATTAACAAGTGGGTAAAAGCTAAACCAAAGAACAAAGAACTATTACAATTCCAACAACTATTTATAGACAACTCGATTTATGTTGCAGGATTACAAAACGATTTAACGGCTTGTAAAATGGCTAATAGCGATTACAGGGAACGAATGAATGAAGCCCTATACGATTTAGAATTATACAAAGAAGAAATGAGAGCTTATAATTTATGAACTACTATACAGAAACACCAGACGATATGCCACAATACAAATGTATTGAATGTGAAAGACCAATTTATAAGGAGGGGTATTGTAGTCATCAATGCGAATATATAGATTAATAATTTTGTTTTGTTTTTAGTGGAAAAAGGGTGTTAGAAATAGCACCTTTTTTTTTATACTAAAATCGTACTTTAATTACGTTATATAAGTATGAAAGCTAATATAAACGTGCCTACAGAACTTAATGAGATTACATTAAAGCAATATCAAAAGTTCTTAAAAGTGCAAAACAGTAGCAAAGACAATAACTTCATACAATCAAAAATGATTGAGATATTTTGTAGAATTAAAACGCAAGATGCTCTTAACATTAAACTATCTGACGCAGACCGTATAGCAACATTAATAACTAATATGTTTGAAGAAAAACCAGACTTGGTTAAAAGTTTCTATTTAGGTGGTGTTGAATATGGGTTTGTTCCTGATTTAGATGAAATTACATTAGGCGAATATATTGACCTTGATACCTATATGGGAGATTGGGATAATATTCATACAGCTATGAATGTACTATACAGACCTATCAAACAAAAGTTAGGAGATAAATACCTTATAGAAGATTATAATGTAGAAACAAAAGACCTCCTACTACAGATGCCAATGGATGCTGTATTTGGTTCTATTATTTTTTTTTATCATTTAGGCATCGACTTATCGAAAACTATGATGAATTATTTGGAGAACAAGGAGGAGAAACAACTTCTTCAAGAGCTGGGTTTTCAAAAAAGTGGGGATGGTATTCGAGCCTTTACGGTCTCGCTGCAGGAGATATTACACGATTTGAAAATATCACTAAATTAGGTATGCACCAATGTTTAATGATGTTAGCATTTATGAAAGACAAAAACGAATTAGAATCGAAACAAATAAAAAGTAAATTTAAATGAGCCAACAAGGAATAAGAGGTTTTTACCAATTAACTGAAACTATAAAAGCACAATTACTTGCAGACATAAACTGCAATACAGTAACTACAGGAGACATATACGATGTTAATTTAAACAAACAAGATATATTTCCCCTTGCTCATATTATAGTAAACAACGTAACACAAGAAGAACAAACGCTTAATTTTAATATAAGCATCTTGGCAATGGATATAGTAGACCAATCTAAACAACCTACAACAGATAGGTTTACAGGAAACAATAATGAACAAGATATTCTAAACACTCAACTTGCAGTATTAAACAAGGCAATACAAGTATTAAGAATGGGAACATTACATCAAGATATGTACCAGCTTGATAGTCTTGTAAATTGTGAACCATTTTATGACAGGTTTGAAAACCAATTAGCAGGATGGACGGCTACAATGGATATAGTAATTTATAATGACATAAGAATCTGTTAATGAATTTCAAGAATATAAATAAAGCATTAAACGATTTTGGTAAATATGTTGTTCAACAATCAAAGTCACGCCTAACTAAAAACAATCAGGGTGGTGGTGCTTTATATGATTCTATTAGGTACACATTAGACGAAGAACAAAAAGGATTTATACTTGACTTCTATATGGAAGATTATGGTATGTTTCAAGACGAAGGAGTTAAGGGTGCTAATCCAAGTTTAATAAAAGGGGGTAAACAAAAAGCACCTAATAGTAAGTTTAGTTATAAGCAAAAGATGCCACCAATGCAACCTTTAAGAGATTGGGCGCAAAAAAAGAATATAAGATTTAGAGATAAAGAAGGTAAATTTAAAAAAGGAAGTTATAAGAGTATGGCGTTTGTATTACAAAGAAGTATATATGCACAAGGTTTTAAACCTACATACTTTTTCACTAAACCATTTGAAGCAGCATTTAAAAGACTGCCAGAAGAATTAGTAAAAGACTTTGTATTAGATATAGAAAAAGGAATAATATTAGGAACAAAAAAATAAACAATGGCAGCAATAGCATTAAGAAGTCCACAATATAAATACGCAGCAGCAGGTACAGGAGCTAATTCTGCTAAAATAACTATTAGTATTGATGGAACAATAGAATATACTTTAATAAAAAAAGCAACAGCAGGAGCAAATATGCTTTGGGAAATAGCAGAACTATGTAGAGATTTTATAAACATAACTTATGATGGTAGTTATACTGCTGAAACTTTAGCCATTATATCTACTTTAACTTCACACGCATCAACAGACGGAAGTGGAACAGCTTTAACAACATCAACAATAACAGACATAGGTTATGATGGTTACGGTACTTTTACAGAAGGTAGTGACCCTAAAATACCTTTTGGTTCAAGACCTACTTGGCTTATAAGTGGAGACCCTAACCATACAGGAATAAATGATGAATACTATATTTATGTGCCTAACAATACATCAGGTTCAGTTCCTTATATAATTGCTAACGAAACTATGGGCTATCAAAGTTATGGAGCTACAGATGTTGAAATAACAGGTAGTCCTGCTGGAATTAAAATGAATATAAATAGAATTGATTGTACTAAATATGGAAACGGACATAAAATAACTTTTGTAAATAAGTTTGGTGCATTACAAGACTTATGGTTCTTTTTAAAATCAGTAAATACTACTACAAAAAAACAAGAGCAATTTCAAAGAGTTGTTACAAATACAGCAGGAGTTTATAGTCCTTATGTACATACTAAACAAGATTATAATACAGTAGCAAACACAAGTATAACTTTAAGTTCTGGTTATTATCCTGAATGGGCTAATCAATGGTTTGAGCAATTACTATTGTCAGAACAAGTTTGGTTAACAAGACAAGTTATAACTAACCCTTCTGCTACTGAATCTGTTCCTGTCAATGTAAAGAAAAACAGTATGGTTCAAAAGACTTCATTAAACGACAAACTTATAGATTACACATTTGATTTTGATATGTCATTTGATTACATAAACAATATTAGATAATGCAGAAACTACAATTATATATTGGTGGAGAAAGAGTAGATTTATTTAAAGATGAACAGGTTTCATTTAACCAATCTATACAAAACATTAAAGACCCTGCAAAGATATTTACTGAATTTACTCAAACATTTACAGTACCAGCTTCTAAAACTAATAACAAATTATTTCAACATTATTACAACTTTAATATATCAGGTGGGTTTGATGCAAGAAATAAAGTAGATGCAAACATAGAACTAAATAACGTAGCTTTTAAGCAAGGTTATATAAGACTTGAAGGTGTTGACCTAAAACTAAATAAAGCCTACGCATATCGAATTACATTCTTTGGAGAAACAGTAAATGTAAAAGACATATTAGGGGATGACAAACTGGGAGCATTAGATGATTTAAACCAATACAATTTAAATTATGATGCTTCTACAGTAAAAGCAAGATTACAAAACACAAGCAACGCTATATTATGTCCTCTTATAACATCAGGAGCAAGTGGAGAAGAATCAAGATTGTTTTATAATAGTAATAATTCAGCACATACAGACGATACAGGTAATTTGTATTACCATACTGGAAGTAGTAATAATCACGGTGTTTTATATTCTGATTTAAAATATGCTATAAGATTATATGAGATAGTAGAAGCAATTACAGTTAGTTATCCTTCATTAGTTTTTACAGATGATTTTTTTAGTACAAGTAATGATGAATTTTATAATCTTCATTTGTGGCTACATCGTAAAAAAGGTAGTGTAGCTCCTGCATCACAAGTAACAACATTTCCTACTTTAGTAGATGGTTTTGGAATACCAACCCCAAGTAATGAAACAGGAATGATTAATGGGTCTGGTTTACAAATATTCGGTACTGCATTACCGACAATACAACAACAATTAACATTAACACCTGCTAATAATACTACTGAATATGATGTAATAATAAATAAAGGTACTTCGGTTTGGTTTACAAGGTCTAATTTAACTGGTCAGCAAGTATTTGATGCAAGTGATATGGGTAATATGGATGCTGAAACATATACAATAGTAATACAAACTACTACTACGCTTGACTTTAATTTAGTTAGGTGGGATTTGTCAGGATATTTTCAAGGAGCAGGTTCAGGGTGGTCTGAATTTTGGGAAACAACAGTTTTTACAGCAAGTGCTACATTTCAATTTATTATTACAGAACAAATACCTGATATGAAGATAATTGACTTCTTAACAGGAATATTTAAAATGTTTAATCTAACTGCTTATTATGTAAGTAATAGACAAGATGCAGATTATGGTAAAATTAAAGTACAAAAATTAGATGATTTTTATTTAGCAGGAACAAGTTATGATATAAGCGAATATGTAGATACAAATACAAGTCAAGTAAATGTAGCATTACCCTATAAAGAAATAGAGTTTGGTTATGAAGGAACAGGAACATTACTTGCTTTACAATACGAACAGTTACAAGGTAAGAGTTGGGGTGCAGAAAAATTTACAGGAAACGCAACAGTAGGCAATAACTTTGATGCACCAAATCCAACATATAAAGTAACACTACCTTTTGAGCATATTCAAATGGAACGTCTTGTGAATGTTAATCCTACATTATCTGCTCCACAAACAACAATACAATATGGATATTTTGTTGATGATAATTTGGAAGCATACTTTGGTAAACCATT